GTCGTATGTATATAAGTATGTCTAAACTCTTTTCGACAGATAAATTGATATTGATTGGTATTTTAGTTATATCCGTTATGTTTGTGGTATATTACTCATCCTCTAAATCTCTCATAATCGATCGTATGGAAGATGGAAGTGTGCAAAGTGGTCAGAATGTCAAAAAACAACCTAGTGTCAAAGAAACTTCTGCTCAATATGTTGTTCCTGCTCCATCAACTGTACCCGGTTCAAATCAACCCGGTGGATACAGTGCTCAACCAGTTGCTAACCCAAGTGATCTTTTGCCCCAAGACCAAAACAGTCAATGGGCTGCCCTTAACCCATCTGCCATCAACCAAGGCGGTATGCCTGATTTGCTCCAAGCCGGATACCATATTGGTTTAGATACTATTGGCCAAACTCTCCGAAATGCCAACTTGCAACTTCGATCTGATCCTATTATTGCAAAGCAAGACGTCGGACCTTGGAATCATAGTACTATTGAACCCGATTTAGGCCGTGTTCCTCTTGAAATTGGCGTCTAAACTATATAATACGTGTATTTTTCGGTTAACTACTTAATATCTACAACGGTTTGTGATATACGAATGCTCAGACCATATCGCATATACGCAAATAAATCGCACCAAATATAGTATCATAATTTATTATATAAATAATGATTCATACACATACATTTCCGAATGGATTTAGGATAGTTTACGAGAACCCGCGTAATAGTATTTCCGTAAGTTCTATACAAGTATTTTGCAAAGTAGGTTCTGCAATGGAGGCTGATGATACGAGAGGTATATCTCATTTCGTAGAACATATGGTTTTCAAAGGAACAAAAAACAAGCCTTTAGCAAAAGATATATCGCAGACATATGATAAAATTGGGGCATATTTCAATGCAACTACTGAGAAATCTTATACAAACTATATTGTAAAATGCGAAGATGAATATGTTGAAAATTGTATTTTGGTTTTAGGAGATATGTTGCTAAACTCCGTGTTTGACAAAGGCGAGTTTGAAAAAGAGAAAAAGGTAGTGGTAGAAGAAAATATTTTGCTCGAAGATTCGGGCGAAGATATAGTAGCAGATATGTATGATGCATCTATCTATAAAGGGTCTCCATATGAAAACGCTATAGATAAACTATCATATCACAAACCGAAGTCATTAACCCGTGAACAAGTATTGCAATTTTACAAAAAGTTTTATAGACCGAGTAATATGGTTATAAGTGTTGTATCGCACGTCCCTTTTTCCAAGTTTATGAATATAGTCGCTGATAGTTATTTTACCAAATCAATTTCGGGTAGCCCGTTTATTCATTGTCCTAATCAAGTTATATCATATGATCCACAAACTGAACCGCAATTTATTCTAAAACCCCGCAAAGGATTGAATACATTGCATTTAATTATCGGATTTAGAACGTGTTCTCAATATTCCCCGGATAAATGTGCGCTAAATATATTGAGCAATATTTTAGGCGGATTTATGAACGCCCGTTTATTTGCCGTTTTACGAGAGGAAAATGGGTTAACATATTCGTCTTATGCTGATACTAGTTATTACAGTATTTTAGGAGATTTTTCAATAAGCGCCGAAACGGACCCTGCTAAAGTTTTGGTTAATCAAGGAACGAAAAAAGGAGTTCTCCCATTAATTGTAGATATCATAGTCGATCTGCAAAAAAACGGAGTGTCCATATCAGAATTACGTATGGCTAAAAGTAATATGAAAGGTGGTATGGCCATTGAAGAAGAAAATGATAATAATGCGTGTTTTCACAATGGCAGCAAAATGCTTTTATACGATAATCAAGTACCTATTATATCTTATTACGATAGATATGATAAGTATTACAAATCTATAACACAAAAACATATAAACGATGTAATTAAAAAGTATTTTATAAAACAAAATATGACTGTGTGTATATTAGGAAATCATATTCCCAGTTTAAAAGAAGTTAAAGAAATATGCAATAAAATACAATGAAAAACAGTCTTGTAGAGAAATAGATTATTGGTTCTCCCTAAAAATATAAGAATACTATAAGAAGATTGGAAAAAATGCACACGCAAGATATTTTAGCTTATGTTGCCATCGGTGTAGTAATCGGGGTTTGTATTTTTATATATTTATCTAAACTAGAAGGATTTGATGGGTTAAAATGCATTATTGCATCGGCAGATGGTAATACATATTGCGTACGAGATGGAACTGTTGCAAGACAAGAAAAAGCCGCTAATTTGTTAGCACGAGTTACTGAAAAATGTCGGCATTTAGTGAGATATATGGAGGACAATTATGGCGACAAAGATAATGTTAAACGATTGGTTGCAGGTTTTAATCCCAAAAAAGTTATGGAAACATTACCTACCAGCACATTGACTGCGTACAGTGAAAACAAGGGTGAAAAGGTTGCATTTTGCTTAAATAAAAAAAAAGAGGATGATACAAAGTTGATTGATGAACATACCCTTACCTTTGTAGCTATACACGAATTATCTCATATTGCTACTAAATCTATTGGACATAAAAGTGAGTTTTGGGAGAACTTCAAGTATTTATTAGAAAAAGCGAAAGAAGCGGGTATTCACAATCCAAGTAATTATAAAGAATCGCCTAAAGAATATTGTGGGATGAATATAACCGATAGTCCGTTTTATGATATGAACTAATAAGTAATTGCGGAACCCCTATTTATAATGATAATATACATTGAAAAACTGCACAATATCATTTATAGATATTGTGCAATAACTATACAAAAAAATAACACAAAAATATATAAATATGGATATCTATAAAGTTCATTGTTTAGATGCAAATGGAGTTCTAGAAAAAGTATATGTTTTTTCTGGTGGGAATAGCTTTAGCGCCCCGGAGGTCCCGGAGGCGAAGCTTGCTGAATTGGGAGTGCCTATTGTATATACTGCTCAGCAAATCCACAAAGATGACTCCATTCGCGTTATAAAAAACAAGATTGTCCAAGCCATAGGTGCAAATGTTATATCATATAATGAACTATATTTGTTTATGGAAATAGAAAAACGGCTAGATATAATGAATATATATCAACAAATAACACATAATTGGCGGACGGATTTTACTAAAGCACAATTGGTGCAACTATTGCACAATCTTGGTCTCTCCATACCAGATGATACCGATAATCGCACATATACATTTGAAGAAGTATTGGGTATAGTTGGCAATGACTACCGGGTTAAAATACCAGTTGGTCAAAAGTTCTCTAAAGAACAAGATTTTTTGTTTGCAGTTAACCCATACACATTAGACACCGAAATATTGTATCAACCTACCAAAAAAAATATGGCAACGGTTTTTGATAATATGTTATTGCTAAACTATGGTTCTCCAATTGACAATGTTATAACCGTCTGTTTTGCCGAAAATATTTTAAACCATATTCAAAATAAACCTAATGTGGATATATTAGAACCTGTCATTATACAAACCTATTTCCCGTTTTTGCATTTAGAATACCACATTGAAACTGTTGAACAATTGCTCCAAAAAAAGGAGAACATTCTGAAAAAATCCCGGGCAAATATAGATAAAAATGCATTTGAATATTACAATACGATAGACATGTTTTATAATGTATTTTACAAACGAACGTCGGATTTGCACTATGTGGAGCGCGGTATTCAATCATTTTCTATAATGATTGATACACGATTAAATGCTAAATTACCGCTGGAAATCGTGTTTAAAAATATACACGCAACTGAAACGATACCTTTCATTAAATATAACCCGGGAAGTATGCGCGAGAACTTGTATCGCCTTTTTGTAAATAAACTCTCTAAAAATGGCAAAAAAATCCCTAAATTATCTGAACAAGAAATAATGCGATTAGCCAGATCAATAGGAAAAGGGAATCAGATTTCTATGGCTGTTAAAATACCTGAATTGTCCGAAGACATCTATATCGATTTCTTAGAAACTGGTTATATACGTGTATATGGAGAACTCAATCACGCAGTATTGCCAGAAGAATTGAATGTATATATAAGTTCTGCAGTAAACCCGGTTATAGATACGATTAATGAGTTTTTACAAAAATCGGGATACAAATTGCAGGCGTTTGAAGATTTGCATAAGGAAAATATCCAAGTTCTCAATATGAAATATGTTGCCCGGATGTTGATTTCGGAAGAGCTAAATAACTTGCAGAAATACATAAAATGTTTATCCAGTTTGTTTGTCATTTATCAACCGAATATTTCTAAAGTTGCTAAAATGGTTTTTAAACGCGTGGAGAACTTTAAAGAAATGGATGCAAAAACCATATTTATTCAATCGCTATATCAGAAAACGGACAATGCCGAGCTCATAATAAAAGGTATTATGGACAATTTTCAAATTACTTTAGAAGAAGCCCAGAAAGTATTCGGGAAATATCTGGAAACTGTTGCTGCACAACAAGACCTAGGTGAAGAAGTCATAGATGTTCCGGGGTTTCAAACAGTTATATATAATGATAAAGAGGAGAACCACATCGTCATTGAAGTAGATAATATTGTCAATATCGAATATATCCGAGTTTTGCATATGTACATTGATAGTTTTCTTCGTATAACTCAGCATCCTACCACGACCGAAGTAGATGCAAAGGATATAGATGGAATATGTCGAACTGCTGCAAAAATGAAGGCCGATGTAGATAAAACGCATATACAAAACCAGGTTGTTGCTATTGCACCTGTTGCTACAGCTGTACTAGGTGAAGTCATTGATATAGAAGAAATTGGGGCCCCAGAAGATATTATTGGAGAACCTGTCGATGAAATGGTGGAAGCTATTGGAAAAGAGGGACCGAACCAAGCATCGGCGGAAGATTTTTTCAAAGATGCTGACAAAGAAGCATTGGATGAAGAAGACTATGATGATGATGCACTATTTTATGGCGACGATGACGAAGAAGAAGCGGACGAATTATTTCGAGGTGGAGGCAGAAAGAAAAAAGTGCAAAATATAATAACGAATGATGTTTTGCTAAATGATTTATTGGACCAAGACGAGGCTATCAACCAAGGCCCGGACCGGGGCCCGGGCCCAAATGAACAACTAAACGGGCTAGACCAGGAGGACCAACCATACCGCGTTGGTTTAGCCGGATTATCGCTACATAATCCCAATGTGTTTGAGCGCCGGATGCAAAAGAGAGAACCTTTTATTTTTACAACAAAATCCGGTAAGTTTACTAATTATTCAACGCTATGTCAGAGTTCCGCTAAAAAACAGCCAATTATTTTGACCGATGAAGAAAAGGCAAAAATCGACGAAAATGACGCTAAATATGGCAAAGGTTCTCGTTCTTATCAACACGCAATCAAATACGGAACGGACCCCAATAAAAAGTTTTGGTATATATGCCCACGATATTGGTGTTTGCAAACAAATATGAGTATGACACACGAAGAAGTTCTCGCCGGCAAATGCGGCGCCCCGGGTACGAAGTATCCCGATAATATTATACCAGATAATGCAGAAGTTGTTCCCGAAGGAGCATATGTCATAGAGTTCAAAAGCAAAAAACATGTTAAAGCAGATGGTTCCTATGACTACCATAATCCGGCAGTACTAACCAAAAAAACATCGGACGGAACTTGCCTACCGTGTTGCTATAGTGGATGGCGTTCTGGTTTATGGAATAAACATATGGATACTTGTCCGGATGCAGAACCAGATGACGCGGACAACCCGGTGGACAAAAAAGGAAATCCGATAAAAGAAAAAGAAGAACGAAAAGCAAAACCGGCTAAATCGGAGAACTATATTGTGGGTATTGACAAAATAAATATCGGTCCGGGTAGATGGGGACTATTGCCATTTTCCGTACAGGCATTTTTACACGAAGACAATAATAAGTGTATTGCTAAATCGGAGGAAATCGAAAAAGAAAAAACCGCATTTAATAAAGAAGATGTTTGTCTATTGCGATATGGGGTAGAGAAAAACGATAGGCAGTCGTTTTTAGGATGTGTTGCAGTTATGTATGCCCACAAACATAAATTGGAAAAAATACCAAGTATTAAAGAAATAAAGGACGAATTGATTTTATACCTAAATCTCGACCATTTTGTCAATTCTTATAATGGTTCTCTTATTTCGACATTCAAACCTGCCAGAATAGATATAGGAGAAATCGATTACAATGATCCAGTTATTACAGGCAGCGATTTTTATAAAGCGATAGATATGAATGATGAAAAACAAATGGATTTGCTAAATGATGTTATTGCGGCTTTCGAGAACTTTTTGGATTTCCTAGAAGATGATACTATTGAAATAGATTATACGTATTTATGGGATATAGTAACTCAACCCGATGACGATTTTATGATTGGTGGATATAACATGGTTATTTTAGAAATGCCTAAAGATGATTTGCGAGATAATATGCAAATTGTTTGTCCTACCCATTCGAGTTCCAATGTTCTCTATGACCCTGCAAAAGAAACCGTATTGCTATTGAAACAATCCAATAAAGATGGAACATACTATGAATTGATATGTGGATATGCTAAAAAGGAAATTAATATAATCCGGGCATTTAGAGAAGATAATACCCCCAAAAATATAAAATATGTGCTAAATATTATTCAGAAAACCACAAATAAATATTGCGCGCCATTACCCGGATTGCCTAAACAATACGATTTTAAGAAAAATATCGGGGCTCTCGAAATAGGGAAAATATTGAAATCTGTTGGCTATGTTATCGATTATCAAGTGTTTAATTTTCAAGGCAAAGTCGTTGGGCTAGTTGTGCAAAAAAGTCGATCAGAAGAAGCCGAACCCGGCTTAGCCCAAGGCTTAGTACAAGCTATATACATACCTACGTATCCATCTGCCTCAATACCAAATATTTCAAAAAAATGGATGGACGACCCTGAATTATGGCAAGATTATGAAACAACCCGCGATTATTTAGTAAGTATTCAAAGAGAAACCGGTGGTAAAATTATGTGTCTACCTAAAATGAAAATGCTGGATGATGGAATGGTAGTTGGTATTATAACAGAAACCAATCAATTTGTTCCTATATCTCCCATTTCAGAGAACATATTCGACGATGGTATTATTGCAGTAGATAATCATAATTATTTAGCTAAAGAAGGTCAAGATATATCCAGTGTTATGGATAATATAAATCGCGTTTCTTATTTGGCGGCAGATACTGCCATAACTACTTCGCAATTGGGAGATAGTGAACGCCAATCCATCGTCAGTAAAATAGATCTAGAAACCAGATATTACATGTTTTTCCGCAGTGTTATACGAAAATTGTTGATGGATTATGATAATCGGGCAATTCGCAAAGAAATAATTAGTATATTGGATAATTCCGACTTGACATATAAAGAAAAATTGGGTAATATGATATCTACATTACACGATTTAGTGGGTGGTAGAATTGTATTTGCAAATATAAGTAAACGCGATTTAGGAGTTATAGAACGCAAGTGTATGAATATGACAGGTAAAGGAGAAATGGTGTGTTTTACGGATGAAGACACGGGGGTAATAATGATACCGAATAAACATTTGTTAGATAGCCAAGTTCCGAATGAACAAATATACTATGGCAGAATGGCGGATGAACTTATCCGATATACACGTATTAAATTGTTTATGTTGAGTTCTACGGCTTATTTGACTATAGGTAATAGTGAGTATATCATTTACGACAATGAAATGTTGATATTACAATCTCTCCTAAATGCGGATTATTTTAAAGACATAGTGGAGTTTAATGACAATAAATATTTGAAAAACATCGATTATCAGAATGCAATACCACTATTTGCTCAAAAATATCAGAGTCAGCCAATTACTGTTGCCGAACAACATAAATTGGATGAAGCCGAAGGCGAATCCAAAGGATTGATTAATATGGAGTTTGTAAAAGAAAAGTTGAAGAACGTACAGGGACATCCGACGAAAAGTTTGTGGGGGCGTCTGTTTCATAATACTTCGGAAGAATACAAGTTCTATGCAACCGCGCGTAGTAGTTTCTATATGTTGATTTATATTTTGAACAAGGTCCTCGCAGATTTAGGAGAACCTGCCGAAATACAATCAATGGATTATGTCAAAGACATTTTACTGAGAACATATTCCACATATTTAGAAAAACCCGGATATCGCGAAAAAATAATGTCGATTTTAAATCTTCAGGGAAAAGGGAAGTTATTTAGGGGGACTGCAACATTTGAACAAGTTGTAAAAAGTGAAAACTATTATGTATCGGATTTGGATATATGGATGTTGGCAACGGCATTGTCATTACCGATTGTATTATTTTCATCGACATCACTAAAGTCGCTATTTAATGAAAAAATTGATTGGTTGATAATGGGAGGAAAGCCGCAAACCGATGTCTATTATTTTATACGTTCTCCCACAAAAGTAGCAGAAATGGAATATCAATTGATATTGCCGGGGGGTAAATTGACGTCTCCGCAAATGACATTGTTCTATAGCTTGTATCAAACCGAGGCTATAAGAAATACTGAGTCTAAGTCATCGCTCAATTTGCAAACCTTGGATGAATATTTAGCAGTTTATAAGCCGCGTCCTAAAATACGTATTGTATAAGTTTTTTTGAGAGTCGTGCTAAATAACGCCCCGAAAATTGTAAGGTTGGTCAGTGCGTCGAAGAATCGCGGTTCAACTTGTAGAAAATTGAAATACTTTAGTAAAAATATTTCAATACCATATCATTTGTATCAATTATTAGTTATACTCAGTATTCAGTATTATTTATTATTTGCGAAAAATGTCTTTACAATACCTTCAACAATATTGCGTTCGTCAACACCCGGTTATTCGCTGCAAAACAAAAACATCTATTATTCATAAGCGTTTGGAACAATTCTTTGCTCGCCACGTGACATACGATTATTCCGATGACAGATATACATATCTCGTTACTCGTATAAAACGAGCAGATTCAGACGACGAATATATGGAAATAACATACACTCAGTTCTCCAGTATTTACGAATGTCCGACCAAGGAAATTACTATAACACGGCCTACTAAAATGATTTGTATAACCGACAACTACAGTGAAAAGGAAAATCAGCGATACCAATACTCAGTTCAGCAATAAAACTTATACGATTATTTATTATAAACTATAAAAATGCACAAAAACCATAAAAAATACCTTATAAAAAATACAAAAAATAAACTCACACCCACAGTGGTGTATTTTTATTGAATTTAGACCCAATAAAAATACATTTTATTTGTTTTTACGGTTTACTATAGAGGTGTTTATATATTTTTATTATAGATCTCATATAAACTAGTTCGAGTCCTAAAACCCCATATTATAGTCATCATCGCACCCGGTGGTTGCATTTCCATTGATATTGCTAATGCCGGTTTTTATTGTGAGTTTTTGTTTTCCACACGCACCGGTTTCTTCCAATTTCTTACCTTGTAATTTATCTAGTTCATCTTTAGCAGTAGATATATTGACATTGGCTTCTCCCAATTTAGCCATTTCCTGTAAATCTAAAACCACATTAAACGCATTTGTGCCATAGTATCCGAATTGACCGCACATCACATTCGCAGAGACACCGCGCATATGGTCAAACTCACCGTGTCTAGCCGCATCCAAGAATACTTCCGTATGAACTTCAAATGTACCTTTGGCAATTGGTCCAATATCATCATTTAGGATACCCGATCGGAAAATACTGACCATATCTTTCGTACAAGTCATTCTATCGCACAATAGACTGATATGATGGTAATTAATGTAGACACCGCCACTAAACTCCATAACATCATTTAGTTCGTTATAAATAATTTGTCTGGCGGCTTCAATTCCTAAAACGTCAAACACTTCCTTGATATCATTGCTATATGTCCTCGAATTATCGATGAAATCTAGGGCCAATGTTTCCAACAAATTGGACCCGGTTGTATCCAATACCCACACATCTTTGCGCACATATTTGCTTTCGTCTTTTACAACCATATTTTGCAATTTTCGGGGGATAACGTTGGCAATACCATTGATACCTCGCAATACAATATTATTTAGTAAAGTATCCTGGAAGTTTTTGAGCATATAGATTTCATCCGATTGGTCTAAGGAATCAACTACACCTTTAACTTTGATACGATTACGGCCTTTGGCAAATACGGAACTATTCATACGAATACGGAACACGAGTTTGTCCATATTGTAATCGGAATATACACAGGTTATATCTTTGCCGTGATAACTGTTTTTAATTGCGAAGTGTATATCATCGGTTGTGATATTTTTATCTAGGAGAACTTCGGCATCCAATTCCATACGAATAATCCATTTAGATTTAGGAGTAGCATCATCCGCGTCGTCCTCATTGCATTCTTTCATAAGGTTCTCAAACTCATAGTATTGCTCCATAAGTAGACCGTCTTCTTCAATGAGACTACTGCGTTCTTTCGGGTCGAAACAAATCTTGATGGATTTAACTACATCTACAAGTTTTGTGTGTTCCATCATATTGGCAAACAGTATAGCCTTATCTTTCTCGGATTCGTCTAATGGTTTGAGATGAACTGTGAGCGAAGGGTTCTTGGGATTTTTAGTAAGACGCAAGATTTCTTCAATTCTGGGGACACCGCGAGTGACATTTGACTTGGAAGCAACGCCAGCTAAATGAAATGTGTCGCGAAGACATAATCCGTTTGCACAGTCAAAGTTTCGGGTTTCTTCAACGGTTAAGTCATACGCATATTTAGTAGTATTGGCTATTTCGGTTATAGAAACAATTCGGTCGAACTCCAGATCTGGAAATCGGTTGTTTCGTTCTTCCATAACAATTTCACCATCTATTAAGTTTGGAACTAATAAGTCTGCTTTACAGTAATCATACATAAATGTTTCATTAAATAACTGCTCAAGTTTTTTTTGTTTTGATGCAATCGGTAATTGTAATTTACTCGCCAATTTTTGCGCTTGTTTATTTGTTATTTTTAATAAATATGGTTGTTTGATATTTAGAGAACCTCTATTATTTGTTTCTATTTTCTTAGGTTTGCTAATTTTACTTGTAATACCAATATTTTTTAGCATAACCTGAATATTTGAGAGTAATTTTAATGAAACTGAAGTTGCACTTATGCAGTCAGACCTCATTGTTCCATCCATTTTAGCGTGTTGATGTACGCATCCATCCCCTCCAATATAAGCATCTAAAAATCCCATTATACATTGTTCATTTGAAAACATTATAGAATCTGAAACAAACTTATTATGACTTAGTTTGCCACATAAACTATAAATGATATTACATAATAATGTGTTATATATGCGTATATCTTGACTTGTCCATCCTTCTTGTATTTTGTTTTTATGAGTGTATATTTTTGTTGTAATATTGTGTTTTTCACACCAAGACTGAATTGGTTTCAAGTATTCATCATCATTATTTGATATAGAAATCTGATGGCGTGTCATACATCCTTCTGCGCAGTATGCTCCAAGTAAATACCCAAACTCATAATCTAGTGCAATATTTTCGGGTATGGTATAATCACACATATTTGTAAGTTTCATATAAACACATCCTGATTTGATGTTGCAAGACGATTTTGTTTTACGCCCTGGTCTTACTTTTTCACTAACCAGAGTAACAACTGAATCACTTCGCGAATGAGGAAGTATAAATGTTTTTCCAGAATGATTTGACCACCAATGATGTTCATTTATAACTGATTTTGCTTTTTCTAGTTCTGAACCATATACATATTCGGATGGGGGAAGAATATTTCTTAAGTCTAAATGTGTTTTCTGTGTATATTCCAATGTTTTTCTAGATACTGGTAAATAATCTCCTATTACAAAACTGTCGCCATTTGCCGGAACTATTTTTCCATCTACCAATTGCAGTAGAGATTTAGCTTTAGTAACTATTATTTCTCTGCAACCTTCTGTCACAAACTTTAACATAGTATTAGAACCGTCTTCATTTACTACTGGGTGTTGAGTAACTGCTTCAATTCTTCTCCAAACTGTTTCTCCATTTTCAGTTGCACAAGGAACCTCATATATCTCAGAAAGTTCCGCGTAAGTAGTGTCTTTTTCTGCATTGTAATCAATTGTTTTTGGATTAGCAATATGATGTGTAATAAAATCACCAATTTGTAGTTTCGATATTTGTTTATTTCCATTTCTTACAATAATTTCAGTTTCATAAGTAACTGAGTTGAGGGTCAACTGCGTAGTGGGTTCACCAATTGATTGGCCTGCAATAACTCCGACCATTTCGCCTGGATGGACAATAGATTGTTTGTATTTCAATTCAATGGTTTCCAACAACATCGTCAAAGACTTGCGGTTGAAACGTTTTGCTACAAGCAAATTGCGTGGCGACAAATAGTAGAAATACATTATTTCAAATAGACGGGTAGGTGGAACATAATGAGAACGCTTCAATCTGGCGAAATATTGTTCGATGATTTTAAACGTTTCTAATGGAGTTATATCTACTGCGGAATTGGCTGTTAATCCTAATTGCCCTTGAATATTTGCAATAATATACTGGAATGCTACCGGAAGACGAACATTGTTCTCATCGCGATTTTTGAACAGTTTTTCTACTAAATGTTCGCGATCAACAATCATCTTTTCAATGTATCGCATACATTTTGCTTTGGTATCTGCCCTCTGATTTCTCATACGAGTAATAGTTCCCTTACTGTATATCTCTAAGAGCCCGGTTTCGCGCTCATTTAGCCCGGCAATATCATAGTGCATATAAATATCTTCTAAACTCATTCCGACCAATGGTATTGCCTGGTCTTCAACTTTGACTGTATCTACCCCATCATCTCCATATGCAAACTGAATAATTTTGCCCTTGCTGTTGCGGACAGTCATATCGTATTCCACTTTAATATCTTCCAGACCTTTTATGAGCCGACGTTGGATATAACCAGTTTGCGAGGTCTTGACCGCAGTATCAATAAGACCAATACGACCGCCCATAGCGTGGAAGAATAGCTCGGGGGCAGTTAATCCGGAAATATACGAGTTCTCAATAAATCCACGGGCTTTAGGCGAATCATCGAATTTGCTATAGTGAGGAAGTGTGCGACTATCGAATCCATATGGAATACGTTTACCATCCACGTTTTGCTGACCCAAACACGAAATCATTTGTGAAATATTGATGAGAGTTCCTTTTGAACCAGAATTGACGATCATCAAGAAACGATTGTCTTTGCTCAAACTTTCGCGGGCCTTTTTACCGGCTTGATTTGTGGCTTCATTTAGCAAATTGCCGACTTGGGTTTCAAACTCGACATTATTGGAAGATGCGGTATTGTTTTCGAAAATACCTAAATGTACCTTGTTAATGAGAGTTTGCACTTCTAGTTTTTGCACATCAATAACCTGTACGATTTTTTTGGCAGTTTCTTTGTCGGCAATCAAATCGCTAATACCTACACTGAATGAACTAGTTTTCATATATTCATTAATAATGTTTTGCAGATTGTCAATGAAATTGGCCGCCGCCATATTTCCATAATCGTTATATACTCGGTGAATCATACCTTTTGAACTACTACCTAACATCGATTTTTCCATTTGACCACGTACATAGCGACCTTTACGGATTTCCAATACATTGTTGGATGTTCCATAATCTTCGCCTTCTTCCCATAGTTTGGTCTTGTATGACATTGTCATTGGTGGTAATATTTGTGATATAACATCGAAACTGGTTATTTCCTTTTTGCCTTTTAATGCTTCCACGTCTACATTAGGATACATCATAAGCAGATTCATTGCGTCTCTTGGTGAGAACTTGATACCGGGACGCGTGAATCGGTAAGACCCGAGAAGCGAGTCTTGATATATACCGATGATCGGCGCATTACTACTTGGACTGACAATTTGGTATGGTATAGCGGCCAAATGTCTCAATTCTGTTTCTGCCAACACATTTTGTGGCATATGCATATTCATTTCATCTCCCGATGATTTCCCTAGTGTTTCCAAAAGGGCCGGACTGTATCTTAAGCAAACTCAGGATGGCTAGCCCTTCATAGTCTACCAACACCCGTTCAGTCTCTGAATGCTTTCCATAGTCTACCATAGCGACCTTAGGAAATAGCACGGCGGATTACCCAATCCTTTACATTTTTACCATTGGGTTCGGCAATTAACCGAGTTCCTCTCACTAGTTTCCTAAAGAGAGTGGTAGTAAAGGCTCTAAGGGACTTCCCGCAGCAAGGTGTTTAGCTGCAATTCGATTAATCGAATTGCAACTAGGGAGTAGCACGCTTTTAACGCTCCCTGTTTTCGACAGAGACTTTATCGAAATCCGCATTATAAGGTCGGGTACAACCTACATTAAGTCTAAATGTATCACCCTTCTCCATAATGCGAGCAATATGACACATCATAGACATTCTGTGTAAAGATGGTTGACGGTTAAATAAAACAGCATCCCCATCCATCATATGTCTATGAACGATATCGCCATTATGTAGTGTTATATTATTGCGATCCACGTTTCTTAGCGAAATCTTGACTCCATTTTGACGCTCCAAAGTTTTCGCCCCGGGATATACATCAGGTCCATTATTAACCAATTGCAATAGGAATGCACGATTTAAGTCATTCACAGTAACCGGTTTGGTTATATTGGTCGCTATTTTCTTGGGCACACCTAGTTGTCGAATAGATACATTGGGGTCGCCAGTAATAACAGAACGGGCACTGAAATCAACACGCTTACCCATCAGATTGCCTCGGATACGCCCATTTTTGCTATTGAGACGACCCATAATACATTGGAGAGGACGACCGGAACGTTGAGCCATAGGAACCGCACCCTTGACTTTGTTATTGACAATCATCGCAACGTAATATTGCAATACTGTAGTCAATCCTTCTATAACACTGGGGTTCGCATTGTCGTTGATTTTATTCATTAAATCAGTGTTGGTTTTGATGATATTGCTATAGATATGTGTCAAGTCATCTTCTGATCTCTGTTGAGCATCGTGTTTGACAGATGGACGCACCGCGGGTGGCGGAACTGGCAATACTTGGCAAATCATCCATTCCGGACGAGACCATAGTGGATTGAATCCCATAAAATATACGTCCTCGTCGGAAATACGCTTGAATAATTTCAGTATAATTTCAGGAGTTAGTTTGATACTTACCTTTTTATCACCGTCTTCTCCGGCATCCATTTTTTCCCATATGGCGTAAATAGTTGCCATACCTTCCAATTTGATTTTATCGGGTTGTTTGCACCCACATCCATCGTCGGTTTGTTCTCCACATCGTTTTACTTTTGTAGCCAATTTAGAGACATAGTCCCATCTATCACTCGCGCTCCTTTTCTCGATATGTCTATGTTGCGATTTGTCGATACGCAATTTACTGCATTTGAAACATATACATCCACATATTTTCATAATTTCTTTCAAATGCTGGATAAAGAGAACTGGGCGAGCCATTTCAATATGCCCAAAATAACCCGGGGTGTCGATATATGTCAGGCCGTCAGTAGGACAAATCAACCCATTTTCGAGGACACCCATTCTAGGATCAAATAATCCACCAATAACTGGCTTATTATTGTTGTATGTGTCCCGGGACGTTATTTCTGCAACCGAATTTTTACGGATTTCCTCCGGAGATAACATACTAAATTGAACACCAATAATTTTAGAGGTAGATTGCATCATAGTTGTATTTTGCTGGGTGGTCATTAATAAGTACTATATAATAATATACTATATTTTTATATCATTATTACTATAATCAATTTTATGTTAGTGGTTTTACAATAACAAGAGGCTCGTGAGTTATTGATGTGAACATACATTGTCAATATTATTATTTATATTTCGACATCATTTATGCTTATATATTTTAATAAATCCATATAAACCTATCTCTATATGACTATTATATCACATCAAGTTTACTATGGCACCAAAATTGAATAAGAAGAATGACAAGAATGACAAGAACAAGCGTTTGCGCAAAAATAAACCGGACTCCGATAGTGAAAGTTCTGGATATGAAAGTGAAGAAACTCTATATGAAACTGCATCAGACACTGATTCTACCTACACTCCTCCCAAAAAGACAAAAAAATCCAAGCGTGTAATAGAAGAATCTAGTGAACCAGAAGAATCGGAAAAATTAGAAGAAGGAGAACCAGAGGAGTTTGATCAAAAGAATTTTCGCAAAACATTATCCAAAATGTTTCCATCTAAATATATCTCCAAAAAAGTGGAAAAAGACAAAAAGGACAATAAAGAAATAGAAGATTCTAAACATGACAAAAAGAAAAAGCACAAAGAAACAAAAGAACCTAAAAACACAAAAAAAGGTAAGAAAAAGACCAAATCCGACTCTGAAAGTGAAGAGGAAACACAGTCTGATTCAGAGAGTGAAACAGCCAGTTCATCTGGCGATGATGATGTCTCTACTGATGAAGATAGCAAACATAAACAGGGTAAAAATAAAGTCAATATAGTATTTTCTATATCTAGAGGAAGTCGAGAAGAAGACTATGATGACGACTATGATGACTATGACGAAGAATATGATGAAGATACGGAAGACGAAGAATGCAATAGTGAGGATGAAGAGACGTTTATGAAAGAAACATACACTAAACTAGAAATGCCTAAAGAACCGGAAGAACCTCTGGCTAAATCTAAAAAATCAAAATCTAGAGAACCTGAAAAATCCACAAAAACAGACAAATCAAAGACTGAAAGTGAAGAGGAAACTGATGTGCAAACGGAATATATTGAATTGCAAGAATTGCGCAAACAATTAACGGAAAAACTGCACAAAAAGCCCAATAGCAAAATCCTGAAAAATGCTATAGCAGAATGTAAAAAAGCCATTTGTGAACTAGTCAAGACTGCCCGTTCTAAAAATACCAAATCCTATTACAAGCTGGTCCACAAAGACCGCGAGAGAACCGATGAAATGAATTATTTCAAGAAACACCTGTCCAATAAAGAACAAATGCGTATTATGAAAGAAATGAAGGAAATCAATGACCATATCCATATTGAAAAACCCTATCGATTGGCCCTATTGCAAGCAAATATTCCCGCAAAATATAAGGCGGTTGCAATGCAAAAGCTCAATGTGCTGAAAATGATGGACCCGGGCGATAATGAATATTACAAAATCAAAAATTGGGTAGATACATTTATGAAAGTTCCATTCAATGTCCAAAAATCATTATCTGTGAGTATGGCCGACGGGGTCGAAGCTTGTCATAATTTTATGGGCAATGCTAAACAAATATTGGATAATTGTGTTTATGGCTTAGATGACGCCAAAATGCAAATTATGCAAATGGTGGGACAATGGATCTCGAATCCATCCGCAATGGGAACAGCTATAGCCATCAAGGGACCCCCGGGTACAGGTAAAACATCACTAGTTAAAGAAGGTATTAGCAAGATATTAGGGCGCGAGTTTGCGTTTATTGCATTGGGTGGAACCGGGGACAGCAGTTTTTTGGAAGGACATTCCTATACATATGAAGGTAGTTCGTGGGGTAAAATCGTGCAAATATTGGTGGATAGTAAGTGTATGAACCCGGTCATTTATTTCGACGAGTTGGACAAGATCAGCGATACGCCCCGGGGCGAAGAAATAGTCGGTATTCTGACACATTTGACAGATACATCGCAAAATAACGAGTTCCACGATAAGTATTTCTCCGAAATCAGTTTTGATTTGAGCAAATGCCTGTTTATATTCAGTTATAACGACGAGAGCCGAGTCAATCCGATTTTAAAAGATCGTATGTATCGCATTCAGACGAAGGGATATGAGGCAAAGGAAAAGGTTATTATTGCTAAAAACTATATGTTGCCAAAAATCCGGGAACAGGTTGCTTTCAAAGAAGGGGATGTGATTATCCCCGATGATGTTATACAGTATATTGCAAGTAGTCAACAACTTACCAAGGGCGAAAGCGGTGTTCGCAATTTGAAAAGGTGTCTGGAAATCATCCATACAAAACTCAATTTGTTCCGGTTGATGAAACCCGGGGACAATATGTTTATGAAGGATATAGATATTGAAGTGAAGTTTCCTTTTACGGTTACGCGGCAATTGGTGGATAAGTTTGTTAAATCGGACGAACCGCAAAATCAATCGTTTTTAGCGTTGTATGTATAAATGCATATTTTATTTATAATAGTTATATAGTATTATAAATAATAAACAGAGTATTATATATAAACATCGCATGGGAAGTAGTGCTAAAAACTAGTTTATGTAAATGATTGATGCGATCAGATAATATATACAAGTGCTAAACGTTATTTATAAATCCTACCAAAAATATATATAAAACCATATTTTCTATATATCATATTAAAATCCCAATGTTTCTTCCGACAATAGTTACTATGTTTTACAATATACGTGCACTAGAAGATGATTCTCCGAAAGACAATAGACAAATGGAACAATATTTACAACTAGCAGAACAATTTATGATGACATTGCCATATCCATTAATAATTTTTATTGACCCGGACGACACTGTACTATTTGATTTCATAAGTGAAAAAAGACAAAAGTTTTTGAACAAGACATTCATATATCAAGAACGCATTTCCGACACCTATTTTTATAAAGACTTAGACAGAATTAGAGAACTTCAACAGCAATATCCTATATTTAATGCCCGCTTAACGCACGAAACCCCGCTATACATAATACTCAATAACAACAAGTTTCATTTTATAGAAAAAGCAATAGAATCTAATCCATTTCAAAGTTCTCACTTTATTTGGATGGATTTTGGAATAAACCATGTTGCTCAAAATACAGAACGTATTCATGAATGGATATTACAGGTTCCAGATAAAATAAAACAAATCTGTATAAATCCATTTGTAGACCATGGAGAGAACCATTACATTTTTCACAATATATATCATCATATGGGAGGCGGGTTGTTCTCAGGAAATGCATATTATTTAAAACAATATGCAGAGGCATTCAAGGCAAAGACTGAACAAATATACAATGAAGGATGGTGGCAAATAGACGAGGCGGTTATGACAATGGTTCAAAGAGAAAACCAGGATTGGTTTGAATTATATTATGGAGACTATGAAGGCATTGTTTCCAATTATTCGTCCCCAATCCATTCTATATATTTAATATTTACCGGATTAAGTAAATGTTTGCAGCACAATAACAATTCAATTGCACAGCATATACTCAATTATTTGGAAAAGTATTTCGAAAAAGAAGAACACCAAAGTGGTGAATTTGCAAATGCATATATACGACAAAGCATAGTAGCGAATTATTATCAGAATAATCAGCTATTGAAAACAGATGTTATCAAAATCATTAATAAAAATATCCTAAATGGAAATCAAGAAGTTATACAAATTATCAGAGAAAATGAAGGGAATATATGTTTTTATGA